AGAAAAAATATTATTATTATTTTATTTTTCTAACATTAAAATTAAAAAATTATGAAACAATCACTAAAACAACTTTCAGACCTCCAACATGCTTACGCTTGCGAACGTACTCGTATGCCGGCTAACTATGTAGTTAGAACTAAATATACTGATGCAACGGCAAACGGATTAACAAAGTGTGTAACTGATTACATTAACTTTATAGGCGGTCAAGCTGAACGAATATCAAATACAGGTCGATATATTGATGACAGCAAAATAGTAACCGATATACTTGGAAACCGAAAAAAGATAGGTACCGGCAAATACATTAAAGGGCAAGGCACAAACGGAACGGCTGATATATCAGCAACTTATAAAGGTAAATCAATAAAAATTGAAATTAAAATGAATGATAAACAGTCCGAAGTGCAAAAGGAATACCAACAAGCTATTGAACGTGCCGGTGGTATTTATTTTATTTGCCATAACTTTGATGAGTTTTTAGAAATATTTAATACATTTGCTAATCAATAAACAACAACTGATAATCATAGCAGCCAATAGTAAATTACTTATTAATTTATGTGCTAAGTTATGTAACTACCGATATATTAAAGATGACTTATTTCAGGAGTTCTTATTAATACTCCTTAACAAAGATGAAGATTTTTTGATAAATAAAATGAATGAAGGACAGTTTATATCTTATTGCTCAAATGTGATTGACGGATTGAATAAAAATAGATTTAGAGATAAAAAGTTAATAAATACAAAGAACACATTAGTAGAACGAAACGATGTTTTTGAATTAAACTTTGAAATATCAGATGAATGTTATAACTTTGAAATTGATAATAAATTTAACAAGACAGTGAAATTTGTAAAAGAACAACCATTTAAAGCCGAGATACTATTTAAGTCGGTGGTAAGTTCAACAAGGCAAATAGCACAGGATTTAGGAATAAACCAAAGAAAACTAATTTACGAGAACAATAAATTCAAATCAGAAATAAAAAACAAACTAAAATGAACGAAATACTATTAAAACACAAAGATTTTATCTATGCAGTAGCACATGATCTAATCCGACCTGACAGCTCAAATGACAATGTTAAAGAAATATTAGCAGCTTATAACACAATAGATGCAACTACCGATGTACTTTTTGAGTGCTCTACTTGTATTAATATCTATAAAGATGCCTTTAGTTTGATATTAGCTTACATTAATAAACCAAGTGAGGATAAACCTAAAAGTAAAAAATAATGCCATTCAAAGCGAAATATACATTTGATTACGAACACGAGCCTACTCCAAAGGAACGCTTAAGGGTAGGTAAGGAATGCGAAAAGAATTTAAAACTAAATGTTAAAAAGTATAAACCGATTGAGCGTCAAATACTTTATACTAAAAACATTTTAATGATAACTATTACCTATGAGGGACTACATATTAACGAAGCCATTGCTTCACCAACCGTTTAGGATTAATTATTTTAACTCGGCAATATTGAAAAAGACTTTTATTTATATAATGAATTAAGATGATAGGAATATTAGCACTAATTTTATTAATGATTATATCTTTTATAATTGGATTTATTCAATCTAAAAAAGTAGTAGTTAATAGATTAAAAGAAATTTATAAAAAATGCGATAATAATGGTGAAGCATTTTGTGATAGAGTTTATAATGAATTTTTAGATTAATGCAAGACGAATACGAATCATATAATTTTTGGAATAATGTCAAATAATAAGTCGATTGAATTTATAAACGAATTACCGAACTATGCAAATCAATATATTGATGTTTGTTTAAATTATGTAAAAGAGGTTGCAACTGGTTCGGGTAAGATAGTTGAACAAAAGGAAAGGCATATACCTACAATAGCGTTTTTTCTTAATATTTGGATGCCTAGAAACGTAGGTGACACAATAGCAAGGAATACTTATTACGATTGGTTAAATGGCAAATGTGAGCTTAAAAAGGACACTATAAAAAAGATAGATGACTTATTTCAAAGTTTAGCAGCGGATATTGTTGCAAATGAAGGCAAAGGTATTTTCTATGCAAAAAACAAATTAGGATGGACCGATAAAATGGATTCAACTTTAAATTTACCGATTAAGATATTAAACTTAGATCCATTAGATGATTCAAAGGACAACCTCCTTATTGAAGATAGCAGCTTTAAAGAAACGGATTAGAGTTATTCGTGGCGGTCAAGGTGCTGGCAAAACAATAAGTATATTGATATTGTTAATTAATCATGCAAGTAGTCAATCTAATAAAGAGATATTAATACTTAGTGCTGAGTTAACTAAAATGAGATTAACAGTTATTAAAGACTTTGTTAAACTTATGAGGCTAATTGGCATTTACGATGAAAATAGATTTTTAGCTGGGACTTTATACCGATTCCCAAATGGTTCGTTTATTAAGTTTATAGGCTTAGACAAGTCCGATGTCGGTAAAGGTTTACGTTCCGATGTCGCATATTTTAATGAGGTTAATAAAATAGACTTTGAAAGTTACCGACAAGTAGCGTCACGTGCCGGTCAAGTCTATGCCGATTACAATCCCGATAGTGAATTTTATATTGACACCGATGTTATTAAAAGGGATGACTGCGACTTTCTGCAATTAACCTTTAAAGATAATGAATTGCTTTCTGAAAATGAACGTAATGAAATATTGATGTATCAAACAAATGGTTACAATGAGAACGGTACAATTAAAAATGAATATTGGGCTAACTTATGGAATGTTTACGGCTTAGGTAATATCGGTAATTTACAAGGGGTAGTATTTAACAATTGGGCTAAATGTGATTTAATACCAAATGATGCTGAATTTATTGCCTATGGTATGGACTGGGGGTTTACATCCGATCCAACTACTTTAACAGCTGTTTATAGATATGACGGTAATTTATATTTAGATGAACTGATTTACGAGACAGGGCTAACCAATAGCGACATTATAAAGAAACTAACTGAATTAGGGGTGCAAAGAAATCAAATGATAGTGGCAGATAGTGCTGAACCTAAAAGTATAGAGGATTTAAGACGGGCAGGCTTCAGAATTGAGGGTGCTAAAAAAGGACCTGATAGTATTCGTAACTCAATAGATACTTTACAGCAACAAAAGATATTCATAACTGCAAGGTCAACAAATTTTATTAAGGAGGCTTATAATTATAGATGGGCAACCGATAGCACTGGTAAAAATATAAATGTACCCGAAGATAAAAATAATCACTGCTTTATTGGTGAAACTTTAATTACTACAATTAACGGTTTAATTAGAATAGATAATATAAAAGTTGGTGATTTGGTTTTAACTTCAAATGGTTATAAAAAAGTGTTAAAAACTTTTAATAACGGAGTGCAACAAGTAAACAAATACACGATGCAATTAGATACTAATTTAGTATATTTATGTTCAACTAAAGAACATAAAATAAAAACTACTAAAGGATGGAAACAAATATCAAAATTGAAATCGGGGCAAATGGTTTACCAATGCAAAGATTTAACGGAAAAGAATATTACTTATACTCAAAAGAGCGTTATTTTTCTAAAGGTCGCAATAGACTTCATAAAGTTGTTTATGAATCAATTAATGGTAAAGTCCCTAAAGGTTATCAAATTCACCACAAAGACCATAACACTTGGAATAATAATATTGATAACTTGGAATGTGTTGAAGTCAATAAACATTTATCAATGCATATTAAAGAGCGTATCAAAAATAATCCTGAATGGTTTAAATCTTTTTACGAAAGGGGCATTGAATCCGCTAAAGAATGGCATAAATCAAATGAAGGGGCTGAGTGGCATAAACAACATGCTAAAAATTTCAATTTTGGTAAATTTGATTATGGTAAAATTCAATGTATTATTTGTAAAAATGAATTTAATAAAAAAACAAAACTACAAAGATTTTGCACAAACAAATGTAAATCTGAATTTAGAAGACAAAGCGGAGTTGATAACGAAAAAAGAAACTGCATTAAATGTTCAAATGAATTTATTATCAATAAATATACAAGAACAAGAACTTGTTCAGTTAAATGTAGGTGATAGTTATTTAGCTAATGTTTATGACTTTGAAGTAGAAGACGAACACGAATATTTTGCTAATGGTATATTGGTACATAATTGTTGGGATTCGGTTCGTTATGTAGCACTTAACCGACTTAAGAAGTCAACTTTCTTTATTCAATAAAATGTAAAAAACAAATAAAATGTTATATTAATACAATGAAAATACCTAAACGATACGAAGATTTAACAGTTATTCAATTCCAACAATTAGAGGACTTGAAAACAAATACTTCATTAGACAACTTAGATAAAGCTGTTTTAAGGCTATCTATCTTAAGTGGTAAATCAGTTAAAGAGATTGAAGATTTAAGCCCTACAAAGGTATATGATGTGTTAATGGATGCTATCTATTTGACTGTGCCTATCACTCAAATAGTAACACCTGAAAATATAACATTAGGTGGGATTAAGTTTAGATACATTAAAGAAATTCATGAGTATAATATTGCACAGGAAAAGGATTGGAAAGAAACTATCAAAAACTTTGATAACAATTACTTTAAATGTTTACCTGAACTTATGGCAATTTGCCACCAAGAGTATGAAAACGGTAAATGGTTATATAACTCAGACAACCACCAACGAAACGTAGAGATATTTAAAAATTCTAAACTTAGTGAATCACTTGGGGCTGTTTTTTTTTATTCCAATTGTTTGAAAAGTTACACAGAAATTATAGCAGCTTGTTTGGCGGAAGCAACCAAAACGATACAGGAAGCTCAAACGACGATGTCGGAAGATTTAGAGTTTCAGACTTTTTTGAAAGGTGGGGATGGGAATACAATGTAGGTTTAGTTGTTAAAGACACTAATCTAAACGAAGATAATATATTTGAATGGTCGGTAATTAGATTTTATAATAAGCTGGCATATTTAAAGGACAAAGGTAAATTTGAAATAGCATTGAATGGCAATAGATAAAGAGATAATTAATTTATTAAATGAGTTTGGATTAAGTTTAACTATTGATACTAAAAGCAATTTAAGAAAACGAATTAATGAACGTGCTGCAAAAACTTTATCTAAATCTAAATTTAAAGATAAAAGTGTTAAAAATGTTCAAAGTAGATTAGAGGCAAGCGTTAAGCCTAACGAGGTTAAATATACAAGTGGTGGTTTATTATTTACATTAACAATGAATGATTACTGGGATGTTGTTAATAGTGGTCGTAAAGCAAGTAGTGTAAGTTCGGAAGGTCAAAGTAAAATAGAAGAATGGAGTTCAACAAGGGGAGTTGCTCAAAAAATAAGAGTTAGCGATTTAGAATTACGCAAAGAAAAACAAAGTAAATCAAAACGTAAAAGTGAATTAAAGAAATTAAAATTAATGCCATTTGAACAAGCAAAGAAAGCGGCAGCATTTTTAATA